TAGTGTAGCGGCACCTTCAAATATTTTAAATACACCCGAACCTACACCAGCTAATATAGATTGAGTTAATCCATACTGTTTATCTTGTTCAGCCATTTAATCTCCTAAAGATCTGGAAATACTCTTGAAGTTGAGATGTTTCCTGTTGAATCAATAACTATTTTAAGAACAGAAGTTACTTTGTTACCGTTTACTTCATTAGGAGCAAGAATTATATCACCATTACTTAATCCAAGTTCATTAACTTCTTCCAATGTTTCAGGAATACTATTTACTTTTTTAGGGATTATACTAAACTTATCATAAATTGCTGTAGCAATAGCTCTTTCTTTACTTGCACCTGCTTTTCTTGCGTCATTATATTTAGCAGTTAAACTACCTGATGATAATTCTAATTTTGCTAATAATGCTTCTGTTTGTTCTTTAGATCTTTTACCTGCAATGTAATCATTAATTGCAAGAGCTGCAGCCGATTGATCTACTTTTGTTTTACTGCTTGGTTTTTTAGATTCTTCTTCGAAAAACTCACCAAATGCAGTTTTAACATCTGCTTCAGGTTTTAATGCTTTGCCTGCAAAACTCATTAACATATTAGAAATGTCTTCTCCTCTAGCTTTTTTACCACCTAATAATTCTGCAAATAATTCTTTATTTTTTTCTATGTCCGCTCTAGGATCTGTTGTTCCTTCACCCCCTTTACCTTCACCTGGATCTACAGGTATAACTTGGTCTGTTGTTGGCGCATTGGGATTAAGGTATGGATTTTCTTTACCTTCATTAAATTTAGCAAACTCTTTAGCAGTTGCAGCCATTATTTCGTTATAATTCGTTCCATCAAAATTGCCTTTAAAAAATTCTTCTTGAAATTCTTTAGGATTATTTTCATACAATCTCATTTGAGCTAAATCTTTTTTACTATAACTTGGAGAAATTTGCAGACCCATATCTAAATCGTCTGCAAACATACCTTGTGTATATAAATTATTATAATAATCATTCATTCGTTCTATTACAGAATCATATGTAAATTTTTTATTACGTGCTTTATTTGCATTGTATTCGGATAAAGCTAATTGATCTTCATAACTTAAAACGGGTCCACCTGGGTTATAACCAACTCTACCGCCTTTTTTATAACTTAATCCCGAAGTTATCCCCGTTCCGCGACTATCTACACGGCCACCTCTAAACATCGGTCGTCTTAAAATTCTACTCATTAGCCAAATATTCCTAACTTACCTAACACACCGCCTGCTCCTGCCGCGCCTCCTAGGAAGCTAGCCATTGGCGTTGCTGGTGCTGCACCTGATTGATAACCTACTGTTGTTGAACCAAAAGCACCAGGGTTAATTGCTGCTAATTGTTGTCCAACTAAACCTAATCTTGTAAACGGTTCATATAAAGATTCTCTTTGTGCCATCAAACCTGCATCTGATACTGCTTGATCATAAGCTTGTTGGTTTTGACCCATTTGATCCATATAAGTTCCAAGACCTTGTCTTGCTTGCATATCTGCTGCTGCGGCTGCTTGAGCATCTTGAAACCCTTGTTGTAACATTCCTGCTTGTAGTTGTGCTCTGTTCATTGCACCTTGATTCATAAATTGTGCTTCTTGTATACCTGCTCTTGCTCCACCAAAAGCACCTGATTGAATTGCTGCATCTCTTAAACCTGTTTGATTAATAGCTTGTTGTCTGTCAAATTCTGCTAATGTTGTATCCATTACCTCTTGTTGGTATGGAGACATAAAAGGTTGATAAGCTTGTGGTCCAACTAAAGATCCTAAACCACCTGCCGCTGTCAGCGCATCTTTTTGTAATTGAGTTCTATCCGCTATCTTTGGTGCGTATTTAGAAGTGTCAATCTCTTGTCCGATTAACGGTTGTAATTTTTTTGTAAAGGCTGTAAGCGCGCCTTCTAGTACCGGTGCTGGTAATATCTGTGTTTGTTCTACTGCCATTATGCCCTTGCCTCTAATTGATTCATTATATCATACATACGTTGTGCTCCTTTGTTTACACTGCCACCACCTGCTGCTCTGACTGCATCTGCTGTCATTACAAATTCGTTTTTAGAAAGTCTTGCAGGTACGTCATCTGCTCTTTCTTTTCTACCAATAGGTACAAATCCACCACCTCTTAAATCCATTTCTCTACCACCGAAGTCTAACATACCTCCGTCTTTTAAACTAGCTATTCCTCCATTTTTTAATCCTATTTCTTCAAAAACATCTAGTATTTCTTCTTCGCTAAAGTTGTTAACTTCCATTGCTTCTCTAATTGCAGCTCTTCTAGCATTTGCAATTGCTTCTTCATCCGCACCTGCTTGTCTTAATTCTTCTGCTTCAGTTTCGTCAAATAATTTTTGTGCATCTATTGCTGCTTCATATGCAACATCGCCTGTACCTAAAGCTAGTGTTGGTGCTAATGCTCCTGCTGCTTCTGTTGCACCTGGGAAAGATATTGGTAGTTCTCCTTTTAATAAATTACCACCTTTTTTAACTTCAAATAATGATGATGGGTCTCTTCCAAATCCTGCTAAACTTGATCTTGTTCCTTGTACATAATCAGATAAAGTTCCTATTCCTTCTCTAGCTAAATTTTCTGTACCTTGTAAAAATCCTGTTGTTCCTGGAAGATCTTGTCCTGCCCCAATAAATTCACCTGCATCTGCTCCTTGCATAGCAAATCTTTCTCCTGTATCAATACCACTTCTAATACCTGTTTTAGGATCAGTAATATCTTTAGAACCCAACGATCCAAGTCCAGCTGCTAGGGCTATGGATAATTCATTTAAATCGCTAATATCTTCTATTGGTGTTTCATCAGCTGCAACCTGTCCTGCTGCATTTAATCCTGCTGCATACAACCCTCTCAAAGCAGGACCCATACCCGGTGGTAACATAAGTGTACCAATACCAGCTGCATATGGTGCTAAAAATCTTAATTCGTTTGGTATAAGTTTATCTGAAATTTTAGAAAAACCTTTAACAATAGGGTTTAAAATTTTCCTTTGTGCCTTTTTACGTTTTCTATTTAAATCTGATAAGAATCCCATAGTTTCTCTTTATATTGTTAATGTTAAAGCAAGTGCGCAAAGCTTGTAAATAGGCGAGTGTATTACAATTTACTAGGTTTTTAACCATTCGTCAACGACTCCTATAAATTAGTTTTACCACCTAAAGCACCTGGTCCTACTACAATATTTACGTTTCTTGATATATCATCTTGTGTAGTATCAGTTACTGGGCTATCTACGTCTTCTTTAGCTTCTGCATCTGACAAGTATTCTCGACCTGTTTTTAAGTGTTTTATAGTTACTTCTACTCTTGGCTTATAAACCTTTACTTTTTTACCGTCTAATATTTGATCTTCGTAACTTTCTTCTTGTTCTACAAATGGCATTATCTATCCTCTCTGTTAATTTCTAATATAGATGCAATAACATCTACTTGACCACTACTTGCTTGTACCTTTAATATCTCACTTTCCTTCATAATCAAGGGTTCATTTAATACTTGTTCTTTTTCATTAGCAGATAAACTAACATTATTATCTATTACAAAACTAGCCGCTGCTGCATCTACTAATGTTACTTTAACAACTGCTGCACCAGCATTATCTTCGGTTACTAATAATGATTTTACAATAGCTCTTGAGTTAGAAGGCACTGTATAGAGTGTTGTTAAATCTGTATTTGTTAAACTTGTTTTTTCGTTTTTATATATATTTGCCATTAACCTAGTCCTAACCAAGTAAATCGTTCTTGATCTTCTTTTAATTGTGTTAAATATGTAGAGTTTAATTGTTCAATAATATTAGTTAACGCTTTGTTAATTTGTCTTTGGTTATCTTCACTGTATTCTTTTTTAGGTTCAGGTAATCTTACTACTATCTTTGCCATTAGCCTCTCCTTCCGTCTGGTTGTAAGTCAACTTGAAACGTACCAAATCTCCACGATTCGCCGGCCCCTGTATTTTCTATTTTAATATTTGCATAACGTCCTCTGGCTCTTGTGTCAACTTGAGTTGTACTAGATGTAATAGTAAAAGGACTTAAGGCAGTAGCAGAACTTGATTCTGCAGGAAAATCTTTAACAGATATTGTTACTTGGTTATTACCAGTTAACACTTTAAAGTTTGGTAAAAATCTACGCATAGCTAAAAAAACTTCTGCTTGATCAGGTTGTAAAGAAAAACTAAATGATCTTACAAAAGAAGTTAAAGCTGTTGTACTACCATCTGGATTAACTTGATCTGTTCCTATTTCGTGTTCAAAAAATACTGTTTGTCCTAAACCACTTTCACCAATAACTACAGGAAACGTTCCTGTGGCTGTACTGTTATAAGAAGTTGCATAAGGTTTTGGATATACTAATGAATCAATCCAAGTTGTTCTTATAGAATTTGTATTTGTGCCTGTATACCAATTACCCATAGGTAAGTTAGCATTATCTTGTCCATAATTATAAACTACATATCTATCATTAAATGTAGCATTAGCCGTTGGATACCACCAAATAACTTCTGTAAACAAATTATTAATACCAGCTGTAACTTGTTGACCTTTTGTAGTATCAACATCATCATAAATATAATCTTCAACAGAACAAGGTAGTGTATTGACAGTACCATCAAAAGAGAAGAAACCATTGTTACCCATCCAGTATGCAACACCATCAATTTCAATAGCTGCATTTTTACCAATTAATCCACAGTTTGTACCTACTTGTTCAAAGCCAAATGTAAATGGTGCACCAACAAATTTCATTGCATACAATGCATTATCAGTCCACACTAGAATGTTTTCTTTTGCAACTAATGATCCCATAATTTTTGTACCATCTTGTAATCTTTGTGTACCTGCTGTGTTAGTTGCTTCTGGTGTATAGTTATTTATATCTTCATCAACAGAAAATCTTATAAGCATATCATCTTGTGTTGTAGGTGAACCTATTGTTACTTCTGTTCCAAAATGAATTAAGTGACGTGTTGTTGGTGAGATAAGTGTTACCCTAGTTGCAGTTGGATTATTTGTAGTTGCAAATCCAGATGTAGATGTAGATGCTCTAACTCCTGTAGGATTAGCAGCTCCTGCATTCCAAGTAAAAGTTTTACCATTTGCAATTGTTGCAACTAATACTTCACCAAAATTACTTAATGACCATAAACCTGGTTCAAGAGTTACAGTTGATGCCTGTACCGCACTACCAAATCCTGTAAAATTAGTTGCGTTTTGAACAACAGAATTAGTGCTGTGTGCTTGACCGTTTGATGTACCAGCGGTCGCTGTTCCATTTGTACCTCTGGTAATT